CCGTGAGGCACTATTCACAGACACAGTAGAGCAGAGTACAGTAAACATAGCTCGACTATTCGGTATTCCAGCGCGGCTACTTCTCTCGACAGTTCCAGGCGGCTCAGACACCTATTCAAACCTGCTAGATGAAAATGCTGTCTTTTTCAGGCACACTCTTATGGGCTATACAGACGCTATTACAGATGCGCTAAGCAACTGCCTGCCTAGAGGCACTCGAGTCGAATTTGACTATCAGCACCTATTCCGGGCAGATGTTGCTACACGCTATAACTACTATTCAACCGCTATCGCCGCAGGTATCCTAACTGCTGAAGAAGTAAGACAAAGAGAGGGCTTAGATGTCTGAAATTGAAATTAGAGAAGCAGCGCTATCACTAGATGCTGTCGAGGAAAGAACAATTACCGGGTTAGCTGTTCCCTATAATCAGGAGGCTTCTATCGGTGGCGGTATTCAGGAGCGCTTCGCGCCGGGCGCTATTGACTCAGTCGAAGATGTCAAGTTGTTCTACGGTCACGAAGAGCCAATCGGCAAAGTTATCTCAGGCAGAGAAACAGATGCAGGCTACGAGATCACAGCCAAAGTAAGCCAGACCTCTAGGGGCGATGAAGTTTTGACTCTTATGCGCGACGGCGCACTAAATAAATTCTCAGTAGGGTTCATGCCTATCGAACATGATAGAGATGGCTCGCTGATAACTCGGACACTCATAGACCTAAAAGAGGTTTCTGTCGTGCCGTTTCCGGCTTTCGCTGGTGCAAACATAACCGAGGTTAGAGAAGATCAACAAGATGTTGAAGCCCTCGAAACCCAAACAGAAGAAAGAGACTTAATGTCAGAGAACATAGAACTAGAAGTCCGTTCTGTTCAAGATGAGGTTGCTGAATTGCGCCGAGTCGTTGAAGCAGGACTAACTATTGAAACACCTAAAGTAATCGGCTCAGAGATTCGCTCTCAGGGCGAGTTTGCTAAGAAACTACTAGACGGCGATGCAGAGGCTATTGAGCTTGCTCGCGCAGCTTCGACTACTGCTAACACAGTAACAACCGCTGCTTTTGTCGGTCAGATCAACAACCTAATCAACGACAACCGCCCGGCTCTATCAGCCTTCTCGCGCGCAGCGCTTCCAGGCTCAGGCTTGAGTGTTGAGTATGCTTCTGTAACTGCTAACACTATTGCAGTCGGAGAACAAGACCCAGAGAATGAAGCCCTGTCATTCGGTAACTTGACTATTGCTAACACCTCAGCAGCAGTCAAGACCTATGGAGGCTACACAAGCTTCTCGAAGCAGACCATCGAGCGTTCGACAGTTGATTACCTAAATACCGTATTCCAGGCGCTAACTATTGCTTATGCAAACGCTTCTAACGCTGCTTTCGTTGCTCACGTTGAGGGACTTACCTACACCGGCAAGGTCTTCGACGTATCTGCTGGAACTGTATCGGCTCTAATCGGTGGTATCACTGACGGCGCTACTTACATCTTCGAGAACACCGGACTTCGCCCAGAGGCTATTGTTGCCTCTCCAGAGGCTTACAAGTTCTTGATGACTGTAGTTGGCACTGACGGTCGCCCAGTAGTTCTACAAGACGGTCAGGGCTTCAACAACATTGGAACCGCTAACCTTCCTGGACTATCAGGCAGACTACTTGGCTTGCCACTGATTGTAGATCCAGCGATGACCGCTAACAAGGTCTACATGGCAAACAGCCAGGCTATCCAGTCCTTCGAGTCTCCGGGCGCTCCTGTTCGTTTGACAGACGGTGACATTACGACCCTTACAGATTCTGTGAGCGTTTACGGATACATGGCGATTACTACACCATTCGCCAGTGCAATCGTTGAGCTAGACATCGTAGACTAAGGAATCTAAATGACAACAGTAGTCACGCTGGCAGAACTTCAAGCCTATGTAGGGACAGATGAAACAGGCACTTTTATAGAGTCCTGTCTAAGTGCTGGAACTGCTCAGGTTGCGAACTATGTTGGCGTGATTACTGCTGTCCCAGATGAGATTCACAGGCAGGCTACGCTTATCTGTTCCTCAGAGCTATTCCACAGGCGTTCAGCGCCTAATGGAGTGGCACAGTTTGCAAGTATGGACGGAACAGCTATTAGGGTTGCAAAAGACCCTATGGGCGCTGTCTATCCGCTGCTGAATCCCTATGTTGGCTATGCAATATGAGTAACGAAATAACAATCTCTAAGGCAGAGTTCAAGCTCGATTTAGAGGCAGCCAGCATTAGGGTTTTAGATTATGTTCCTGAGCGCATAACGCCGCCGATAGTAATAATAAACGCCGCCTCTCCCTATCTAACACCTAGCACTCTAGGCACTCAGTACGATCTAAATCTAGAGCTAGTGGTCATAGCTTCTACTGCTACTAATAAAAAGGCTACAGAGAATCTAGATCAGGCAATACACGATGTTCTAAATGCTATGCCGCGATACGCTCGAGTGATTCGAGTAAACGAACCCTACAACTTACAAACAAATAACGCTGAATACCTATCGGCTAATATCTCAGTCGAGCTAGAAATAACTATTTAGAAAGGTCATCAAATGACTAACACAAGAATTGTCGCAGAGAACATCAAGTTCCTTATTGCAGATGTCGAATATGCCTGCGCTGTAAACATGGTAGAGCTAACCCTGGGAGATGCTCCTGGAGATGTTCAAACCTTCTGCGAACAGCGCGTAGGCGGAGAGTGGGCTCTAGGTCTAGAAGGTGTTACCTCCGGTGATCCAGGTTCTCTTTACAGACTTCTGTGGGCTAACTTTGGAACTACTGCAACTTTCGTAATTGCTCCTAATGGTAATGCTGAAGCTTCCACATCAGAACCTCACTACTCAGGAGTGGTCAAGTTCAACGAACTCCCACCGCTAACCCTAAACAGTAACGAGACTTCAACCTTCTCAGTTACCCTTAGAGTTGTAACTACACCTAATGATGCAGATAGCTCCGAGTTCTATGGGGTTACAGTAGTAACTGCCTAATTATGGCTGTTGAACCGGGAATAAAGGTCACTAACCTCAGGGAGATAAACCGCGCTCTAAAGAACGTGGGGGCTCCTAAAGAAGAAATCAAGAAGGCAGGGCAGGAGTCCGGTCAGCTGGTTGTAAATGAGGCACGTAATCTAGTCCCGGTTCGCACAGGCGCGCTTAGGGATAGTATCAGAATAGGTGCTACTGCTTCTAGCAAGATCACTATTAGAGCCGGCAATAACAGAAGCGGTAAATCTGGAGTACCTTATGCTAACCCTATCCATTGGGGCTGGTATAAAAGACACATAGCGCCGCAGCCTTTCTTTGTCAAAGCCCTGGGTTACACTAGAGAAGAAATCTATGACACGTATTTCAAGCAACTAGAAGAACTAATTACTAAAGAATATGAACGCACAGGAAAGATATAAATAAGATGATGAACTTCGACGAAATGACACTAGGGCAAGTAGAAGAAATAGAACTACTAGTAGGTCGCAGCATAGATGAAATCTTCTCAGACGGGCAACCTAAAGGCAGGGCGCTCAGAGTTCTTTATTACGTCGCTATGAAGCAAGATAACCCTAATTACAAATTCGAGGATACTGAGGGAGTTACTCAAAAGGAAGCCTTAGGAATGCTCGGAGCGACAGACCCAAAAGGAAAAAAGTAGCTGAAGATCATGCTAAGAAAATGGCAGAGTTCGTCATAGCTACAGGTGTTAGCCCTAGTGAGTATAGAAAGCTTACAGGGACAGAATACTCAGCTTTTGCAACTGAGGTACATAGGAGAGCAAAATGAGCTTAGTGCTAAATGTAGAGATACTTGGCGAGTATAAAAATCTTGCTAAGGCTACCAAAGGCGCTGAAGGAAGCTTTAAAGACTTAGGCGAAAAGTTCAAGAAAATCGGTGCCAACATTGGCAAAGTTGTGGGAGCTATTGGTATCGGGCTAGGAGTACTAGCAGTAACTGAAATTAAGAAAGCCATAGATGCGACTAGCGATCTCTCAGAGGCAACTAATGCTGTAGACGTATCTTTTGGAGATGCAGCAGAAGGCATTCTAGAGCTAGGTGAAAATGCCGCCAGGGGACTAGGGCTATCTAAGACAGAACTATTCAACATAGCCACTCAGTTCTCAAGCTTCGCGGAAACTATCGCCGGAGACGGTGGAGACGTAGTAACAGTAGTAGACGAGCTATCTCAGCGAGGAGCAGACTTCGCCTCAGTATTCAACTTAGATGTCGCAGATGCCCTAAATAAATTTCAGTCTGGTCTAGCAGGCCAATCAGAACCGCTAAGAAATTACGGTATCGACCTAAGCGCGGCAACAGTATTGCAGCACGCTTTAGAGACAGGAATCACAGACGGCACGACCGAAATGACCGAGGCAGAGAAGGTCACTGCTCGCTACTCAAGTCTAATGGAGCAGACTTCAGGCGTAACCGGAGACTTTGCAAACACCTCAGACGGCTTAGCTAACCAGCAGCGCATACTAAAAGCAGAGATAGAGAACACTCGCGCAGAGATAGGCGAGAAGTTTATGCCTATTATGCAGACCATTCAAGAATTTATTCTCGATACAGTTATCCCGGCGTTCCAAGACTTCTGGGAGTCAATCATAGATCCTAGCGGTGAGGCACAAACTCAAATAAGCGCTATCGGTGATTCTATGAGCAAGTTCGCAGAGACTTTTGGGGTAGCCTCAAATG